GTTTCCTGCTTCCTTGCTGTAAAGGTAGGCCTGACCCAGCGTCCAGTTGCATCCGATGTCCTTCCAGCTCATTCCCTGTTTTGCGTTCTCGATGGCTTCAATTGTGTACTTCATGGTGGTTCCTCCTTGTCTTTTGGTATGTACATATATCACTCTGAAGCCCTGTAATAGCAAGCTAATTCGGAGCATATATGTGACAATTCTCAGGCGGGAAAACTGTGTAGTTTACTCGTCGCCGTGGAGGATGAAGTTCACATATTCCTTGCGGTGATCCTCGAGGAAAAGCACCAGCTCGTAGAAGTCTCTCTCGTAGGCAAGGCGCTGAACCATCGTGACATCGAACATGTTTGTGAGGCCGGTGTCCCGGATGGCGAGAATCTGTTCTCTTACCTTTTCATCCATGTCAGTCCACCACCTTCCGGACAAGGTCGATGCCGTAGACCACGTTCAGGCCGGAGCCGTTGTCCCAGTTTACGAGGAGGGAGCCGGTATCGTCGACTCCTGTGACGGTTCCTTTGGTACCGATGGGCGGTGCCTGCACATCGTCCATCCGAAGCAGCTCCACACGGGTGCCCGCCGGGTAGCGGGAGCGGAGGGCGTTAAGCTCGTCAGTCCTTATCATTCGCATGCTGCTTCCTCCTTTTCCGGTGCGCCGTTCTTCCAGCTGGAGTTGCCGGAGAGATTCTTCAGGAGAATCTTGCGTTCTGTCTTGTAGTCGCTGCCGATGAAGCCCAGTCGAAGGAGGAAGCAGCGGAATGCGTATTTCTCGTTGTCGACTTCCTTTTCGGTTGCGCTGACCCGCTTCTGATCCTTGGAGAGCTTGCAGATGGCTGCAATGAAGTGGGTGTAGGCTTTGACCTCGTCAGGCTCCGGCATTTCGGTGAACCAGGGGAATGTGATCTTGTCTTCGGAAACTTTAATGCCAAGGTCGTCAATCCCGAGCGCCTTCTTGATGAGGCTGCCTTTTGCCGTGAGGAGGTTTGTCAGGTTTCCGACCGCTGCTTTGTCGAGTGGCAGGCTGATTGAAAGGCCGGTAGGCTCGTCTGCTTCAGTAGTAGCTTCTTCCTCGTCGGTGGTTTCTTCGTCAGTGTTTTCTTCTTCCTCGGGCAGTTCTTCAGGCTTGAAGCCGTCTGCGATGAGGTTGTGGATCAGGCGCTCGAGCTTTTCGTTGTCCTCGCAGGTGACGCCGCCGGTCTTGTCAACCGTGATGTCGCCGATCTCAAAGGCGCAGGTCGGCATGAACTTGTAGACGGCCTTGTCGCCGGTGAGGCTTGCGATGGCTGCGACCAGCTCTTTTCTTTCTTTTCCGGTTACGTTGTAGTTTGCTTTCATGGTGTGTACCTCCGTTTGAAATTTGGTTTTCCGAAGGCTTCCTATGTGCCTTTCGGTACGTATATACATCACTCTGAAAGCCTTATATAGCAAGCAATTTCTCGATTTTTCTGTGGAGAATTATCGACAAATGTGAGCCTCCTGATTTGTGTACTATACAGTTTCAAAATCGACCTGTTTTACAAGATCTGCGTAGGAGACCTGCTCGCCGTTCCTTACTACATACACATTATTTTCATCACCGGTATCTTCCACATAGCGGCGGAGAATGACGGAGGCGTATTTCGGGTCGAGCTCCATCATGTAGCAGATGCGGTTCAGCTGTTCGCATGCCATGAGAGTGGAGCCAGAGCCGCCGAAGGTATCGATCACTACGGAATTCTCCTGCGTGGAGTTCTGAATCGGATAGCCCAGAAGGTCAAGCGGCTTGCTGGTCGGATGATCCTTATTGCGCTTTGGCTTATCGTAATTCCAGATGGTTGTCTGCTTGCGGTCGGAATACCAGGGGTGCTTGCCGTTCTGTAAAAATCCATAGAGGATCGGTTCATGCTGCCACTGATAATCAGAGCGACCGAGCACGAGGCTGTTCTTTACCCAGATACACACACCGGCAAGGTGGAAGCCCGCGTCGATGAATGCCTTCCTGAAGGTGAGCCCTTCGGTGTCTGCATGGAAGCAGTAGGCAGCGCCGCCTTTCTCGAGGTGGTCGGCCATGTTTTTGAAAGCGGAGAGCAGGAAATTGTAGAACTCCTCGCCCTTGAGGGAATCGTTCTGAATCGTCAGTCCGTCGGAGGCTTTGAAGGAAACGCCGTAGGGAGGGTCGGTCAGGACAAGGTTTGCTTTCTTGCCGTCCATGAGCTTCTCGACATCTTCGGCAGAAGTAGCATCACCGCACATGAGACGATGTTTTCCTACCGTCCAGATATCGCCGGGCTCCACGAAGGAAGCCTTCTCCAGAGCTGCGGTCAGGTCGAAATCATCATCTTTGATATCCTTTTCTTCACCGCCACCGAGCAGCTTTTCCAGCTCATCGGTTCCGAATCCGAGAAGGCTAAGGTCGAAGGACTGATCCTGCAGGTCGGCTAATTCGACCGACAGCATTTCCTCATCCCAGCCTGCGTTCAGCGCCAGCTGATTGTCCGCGAGGATGTATGCACGCTTCTGAGCGTCCGTCAGGTTCTCGGCAAAGACGCAGGGCACGGTTTCATAGCCTTCTGCGCGGGCAGCTTCAATTCTGCCGTGGCCGACGAGGATGTTGTAATCCGCATCGATGACCGCAGGGCTCACAAAACCGAACTCGCGCAGGGACGAGCGCAGCTGAAGAATCTGTTCTTTACTATGTGTCCGGGCATTCCGGGCATAAGGCACCAGCTTATCTATAGGTACCTGTTCGAATCTTTGTGTATTCATTTACATTCCCTTTCTGGCTCTTAGAAGCCTCTCCATCACGTCGTCCTGTGGATTGAGGCCGCTGTATTCCGTAGCGCAGTTCTCTTTTACGATCTGGAAGATCTCGTTCCACAGGCGGCTTGCCTGATTCATGTAATTGATGCCGATATTGATGAAGGGAGAAGGGATAGGCTTCCCAGTCGTCGGATGTTTGCTCAGGTATCCGAGCCGAGTGGTCATATCTTCACACTGAATCCATCTTGCAGAGCACATCGCGTATCGCTCCAGAAGCTGAGGAGATACCGCCTTGGCTACGCCGATCTTGTCCAGCCATTCCCATGTTTCTCTGTAGATTTCACCGGCTTCCAGCGTGGTGCCATCGTGCTGCTTGGCAGATAGGAAGTCGTGCGGGGTCGGCATTTCCTCGCCTTCGACATCCGGGATGTCCAGCACGGTGAGATCCCTGCCGCCCGGATTTCCGTTTTCATATTTCTCACGGACGGGGCTTTTCTTACGTCCGGCACCGGGACGTCTGCCGCCGCGCCCGCCGGTGTTATTTGATTTTGTTGGCATGATTTTTCACCGCCTCCCTTATTACCCGTTTGATTTCGCTTTTTTTGCACGGAAGAGGGGGCGCCGTTTTCCGGGGCATTCGCCCGTAGAGATTTGACCCGCCCCTACCGGTCACAAAATTTCTCGCGCAAAAGAAAAGACCGCGAAGTTTATCAGCGGTCTCCTCGATCTCGATGTATCTTTTCATGACACGAACGACATAGACTCATGAGATTACTTTCGTCGTTCGTTCCTCCCTCGGAGAGAGGAATGATGTGGTGGACTTCCTCGACCGCCACGTAGCGTCCTTCCTTCAGGCACTGCTCACACAGCGGATGCTTGTGGACGTACCGATCACGGATTCGTTTCCAAGCCCTGCCGTACCTCTTGCCGGGAGAGTAGCCGCGCTGGAACTTCTCGTAGTGCTGTTCCATGATCTTGGCGTGCTCCTCGCAGTAGACACCGTCAGTCAGGTTCGGGCATCCGGGATAGCGGCACGGCCTCTTGGGTTTCCTTGGCATGGCCGCCGCCTCCTTCCTTGCATAACAAAAGCCCTGCAGGATCGCTCCCTCAAGGCTTCTTGGATTTTCGCTTTTCGCTATTGTAATACTATCATGTATGGGACTGTGCATTGTGTTGCAAAGTGTGGTAAAACGTGCAGGCTCAGATCTCAATCGGGTGCTCCGGCATCTGGACATGCTGCAGGGCGGAGCCGTGCCAGCGGTAGACAGTGGTGCGGTCGGCAAAGAGCTCGTTGCCAATCTGCTCCCATGTCATGTTATGAATGTACCGGTACTTCAAGACCATGCGCTCGTCGGTATCCGGAACCGTCTCGATGACTTCCCGGATCTGTTTCTTCAGGTCAGAGAGCAGAGCCAGCTCGTCAGCTACTTTATTCTCCAGTTCCCACAGGCGTTCCAGCGCACGGACGAACGGTGCGTCGGTATTCTTGGAAGTCTGCACACGGTCAACGTCGTAGCGAAGGCCGGACACGCTGCCTGCCATCTCCCGGAGGTTCTGGGCTTCCAGCGTATCGGACTTGATCCTCTGATCCAGCCGGTACGCCTGATGAAGATATTCTTTAACAGTCATAGGCGTTTCGCCTCCTCTCGTAATTTTTCTATTAAGTACTCGCCGTCCACGCTCGTGAGCTCCCGGTACCAGGGGGAGCGGAAGAAGCGCTCGCATTCCATCGCATCAGCCATTGCAGCTTTGTTCTGCGGTTTCTTCTTCAGGCGTTTCAGGGCATCCCGATAATCTTTGACAGCCTGAAGCACGATTGCATTGGCGAGGTTTTCATACGGGGTGGTCATTACACCACCTCAGCTTTGACCGCATCGATCAGAGCGGCCTGTGTCATTTCCTTCTTGGACAGCGCTTTCAAGATGCGCTCGTCGATGGTACCTTTCGTGATGATGTGCTGGATCACCACGGTTCCGGAGGTTTGTCCCTGCCTCCAGAGTCTTGCGTTCGTCTGCTGGTATAATTCCAGCGACCACGTAAGCCCGAACCAGACAAGGGTAGAACCGCCTGCCTGAAGGTTTAAGCCGTGCCCGGCAGAAGCGGGGTGGATGACTGCTACAGGAATCTTTCCCGCATTCCAGTCAGCAATATCGCGGCTTGTCTTGATCTCCCGGACAGAAAAGCGGTTCTTGATGCGGGTCAGCTCGTGACGGAACCAGTAGGCCACAAGAAGTGGTTTTTCATTGGCGGCTTCGATGATATCCTCCAGAGCGTCCAGCTTCCGGTCATGAAACTCGATGACTTCGCCGGTATCGGAATAGATCGCACCGTTTGCCAGCTGGGAGAGCTTTCCGGTGAGGGATGCTGCATTGGCGGCAGTAATTTCTCCGCCCGGCAGCTGCAGGATCAGCTCCTGCTTCAGATCTTCGTAGCGGTCTCGCTCGGCTTCGGATAACTGGACTTCATATTGCGAAGTAACCAGTTCGGGCATCTTCAGGTGATCGGTCGACTTCATGGAAATCGTGATATCCGAGATTTTCCGGTAAATGGCGTCCTCTGCATAAGGCAGGGGCTTATAGGAGTAGATGATCTCGCCATTTCGCTTATCCGGCATGAAGTAGTTTGTCCGGTACTGGGTAATGAAGCGACCGAGCCGTGCTCCCATATCCAGCACCTTGAATTCTGCCCATAGATCCATAAGTCCGTTGGAAGAAGGGGTGCCGGTCAGGCCAATAATGCGACGGAGCCTCGGTCTTACCTTCATCAGCGATTTGAAGCGCTTTGACTTGTGGTTTTTGAAGGAAGAGAGCTCATCGATAATGACCATGTCATATTCGAACAGGAAACCGGACTCGTCGATCAGCCACTGCAGGTTTTCACGGTTGATAATGGTGATATCTGCATTCTGCATCAGAGCCGCACGGCGCTCCTTGGCTGTCCCGACTGCGACTGCATAAGTCAGACCCGTAAGGTGGCTCCATTTCTGGATTTCCGCAGGCCATGTATCTCTTGCTACTCGAAGCGGTGCCACGACCAGCACCCGGCTGACCTCGAAGCTGTCAAACAGGAGGTCGAACACGGCAGTCAGGCTGATGACCG